AATTTCATGTCGACCATTCCCGTTATCGGCGGGATTTTTGGTAAGCGAGCCGGAGGAGGCCCGGTTAATTCTGGGAGCCCTTACATCGTGGGGGAAAGAGGCCCTGAGTTGTTTGTGCCGAGCATGTCTGGGCAAGTCGTTCCGAATTACGCGATGGGCGGTGCAACAACCGTGAACAACTACAACATTCAAGCTATTGACGTAAAGTCTTTTGAGGATCGGCTTTTAGGGAGTTCTAAGGCTGTGTGGGCGGCAAATCAATACGCCAACAAATCATTAAGTGTCCGAGGTAGAACATGAGCTTCCAGACCATTCTTGATATTTCGCAAAGCATCACGGTTAATAACCGAAGGATGGTTGGGCAGCAATACTCACGCTCTGGGCAAGTGAGAACGGCTTTATATGTCACAGCGGTTCCGTGGGTGTTTACAGTCAAGCCTCATTCTTATCTGTACTACCCTCAAGTTCGAGATGTCATCCAGACGATTGATAACTTAGATCGACAAACCGCGGCGAACATTACGTTTAACACTACAACGCTTCAATGGTTCACCGAGTACAAAGGTGGTCTCACTTCAGGGCAAGCCTCGGCGTTAACGCTTGCTAGCGTTCCTGCTCCTAACGCGACAACAATTTCGGTCGGCAATCTTCCTGCTGTTTCTTCCTCAACGGTTGTATTCGCTGCGGGAGACTTTCTTCAGATCGGAAACTACCCATATAAAGTAACAGCACAGGTCTTGAGAGGCTCAGGATCGACCGTTAACGTCACATTACACCGACCAGTGATAGGAACGCCATCCACTGGAACTTTGACGGCTGTAGGCGCTGCCTGCACGTTTAATGTGGTAGCTGAGACATGCCCGACTTACACGTTAAGACCAATGACGAATGGTGCGTTTGTCGATTGGGATAACGACTTTGTTTTCAGGGAAAACGTCCAATGAGCACAGCTATAGCGGCGCTTTCCTCAGCGTCGATTACCCATTCAGAGTTCGTAAGGTTAGTCACTAGCACCAACACTTATACCTTTTGCAGTGCAGCAGCATCTATCACGGTGTCAGGGATTACGTTTACCGGATTGGGAAGCCTTCTTTCTGTCGGTGATGTGCAGAGAGATCTGAAGGCAACTTCTGATGACATGATTGTGAGCCTGATTGGGATTGACCCGACCAACGTTTCACTGATTCTTGCTAACAACATAAAAGGCTCAACGGTTGAGATCTGGAGGGGATTCTTCGATTCTAATTACCAGATCATCACAAGCCCTACGACGCAGTTCTTCAAGCGTTATCAGGGGATTGTTAATAGTGTGAGTTTGAGCGAGGATTTCGATCAAGAGAACCGATCAAGAACGGTTAGCTGTTCAATTTCTTGCGCTTCGTTTAGAACCATTCTAGAAAACAAAATCTCTGGCATCAGGACAAACCAGAATACATGGCGAGCTCTTTATTCATCTGACGCAAGTATGGATCGAGTCGACGCAATCACCGGACAATACTTTGACTTCGGCGCTCCTCCTCAGTCTGGAGGGTTATCAGATCCAAATGCCGGATCGTCAGGCGAATACGTTTACGAACAGGACACATCAGGTTTATGAGATACGCAACAAAATACGACATGCCACATCTGTTAGAGATGCTAAAAGAATACGCAAAAGAGGCAGGCGTAAAAGCACTGCAAGAAAAACAGAACGAAGATCAAGTGAAAAACTTGTTCGATCAAATGATGAACGGTAGAGGCTTTGTGCTTGTCGACGATAACCTAAGAGGATTTCTTGCGGCTTATATTTCAAGGAACTTCTGGAACCGATACATACGAGAACTTCATGAGGTAGCGTGGTGGGTCATGCCTGAATACCGAAGCACAAGCGTCGGTGGTCGATTGTGGTTAAGGTTTAACCAGCTTGCTCAAAACCTTCTTGATCAAAAAAAGATAGACATTGTGTGCACAAGCCTGATGCCTTCCAGCCCTGAGATTGACTATACAAAATACAACTACAGACCTTTGCAAGCCACATTCTTTCGAGAGTAGATCATGCCAGCATCCATCATTGTCGCGGGACTTGTAGAAGCAGGCGTATTCGCTGCGAGTAGTTTGGGCGCTATGGCTGCAACAGCGGCTATTCGGTTTGCAACGTCTGTCGTTGTCTCTAAGGCCTTTGGGAATAAAAACTCAAGCGCTCAAGATGCCGGGGTAAGGCAACAGCTTCCTCCCGCGGCTAATTATTCCGTTCCGATTGTTTACGGAGATGCTTATCTCGGTGGAACCTTTGTCGACGCGGTGTTGTCTACCGATCAAAAGACAATGTATTACGTTCTTGCCATTTCCAGTGTCAGCAACAATGGACAGTTCTCTTTTGACACGACTGATTTTTGGTACGGTGACCGGCAGATTACTTTTGACGGAACAGATCCGACTAAAGTTGCATCCCTGACTGACGGCAGCGGCAACCCTCAGACAAACATCAATGGTTACATGTACATCAACTTGTACACATCGACCAATGCTGGAGTCATAACATCAATCAATGGATCTGCTCCCAATGTTGTAATGGGTGGATCAGACATTGACGCATCACTTCGCTGGCCTGCAAGCGGCAGGCAGATGAATGGATTAGCGTTTGCCATCGTCAAACTTATCTACAACAGAGACGCAGGAACGACGGGATTAGAACCCATTACTTTTAAGTGCTCTCAATACCTAAACGGAACCGGCGCAGCTAAACCCGGAGATGTCTGGTACGACTACATGACCGACACGCGATATGGCGCAGGCATGACGGGTCTAGTGGATTCTGCCAGCGCGGCAACGCTCAACACTTACTCAGATACGCTCATTTCTTACACGAACTCATCTGGAGGCACGAGCAGTCAGGCGAGATATAGGATTAACGGTGTTGTTGATACGGCTCGACCAATCCTAGAGAACGTTGAACAAATTATCGAGGCTTGCGATAGTTGGATGACCTACAACGCTGCGTCTGGTCAATGGTCAATTGTCGTTAATAAAGCCGAGACTTCTAGCTTCTCTTTCAACGATACAAATCTAATCGGTGACATTCGAGTTAGTACGACCGACATCAATCAGCAGATCAACCAGATTGAGATTGACTTTGCAAGTAAAGAAGCACGAGATCAGCCCGACATCGTGTTTGCAGAGCTTCCCGCTGGTTCGCTTTATGCCAACGAGCCGAGGAACAAAGAGACTTATCGACTAGAGATGACCAACGATTCGGTGCAAGTTAAGTATCTTGCCAATCGTCGGCTTTTGCAGAGCAGAGAGGATTTATTAGTCTCGATTACCGCGGCTTACCCTGCGATTCAGGTTGATGCGGGTGATGTTGTAGACATTACAAACTCAGACTACGGATGGACTAACAAGCTCTTCCGAGTCATGAAAGTTAACGAGGCTACGACACCAGATGGCAACCTCGGCGCAGCACTAGAGCTCACGGAATACTCGGCAACCGTTTACGCAGATCCCACCGCGGGATCAATCAGTCAATACACGCAGGCTCCGGCATCTGGCATCCCTTCCTCTCAATACATCTCAACTCCCGGAACTCCGTTGCTTTACAACACGCCACCGTATGCACCCGCTCCTTGCGCTGATCCTCCGGTATTTAGTATGGTTGCCAGCGTTCCGGCCACTGGTCGAGTGTTGTTGATGTCGCTGTACTACACGACGGTTGCGACTCCATCCTCATCGGATTGGAACCTGATTAAGACAACTAACACAATTGATGGCAATCCTTACACTCCATTGGTTTCACAGGTCTTTACAAATTTAACGCTTCCCTCTGGCACTTATTATTTCCGAGTCATTGCTAGTAACGGATCGGCTTCATCTGTCAGCGCAACATCCTCCGCAGTGGTATGGGACACAAGTGTCAGAACTGTAAGTCTTAGTTCCACTGCCGTTCAATTTATAACCTCCTCTGCTGGTGTTGTATCGCCCTCTACGATCACGTTTACAGCGACGAGCACCTTTACAAGCCCAACGTGGCAGTGGCGCGTAGACGGTGTTTTACAGGCTTCCACAACTAATACTTTTGTACTTTCTGCGTTTGCGCCTAGCACTGCAAAAACAGTCTCAGTGACGGCAAGTCAAAGTGGGTGTTCGGCTACAAACTCGATGGTGATTTCTAGCATCCGCGATGGGTTGAACGGCCCGACCGGACCCACGGGCAGCGCTGGTCCAACAGGGCCCACAGGGGCTTCGGGCAGCGGCCCGACGGGCCCGACCGGACCCACGGGTGTTATCGGAGCGACCGGCCCAACCGGGGCGACGGGCGCAGCATCCACCGTGGCGGGACCCACAGGGAGTACCGGCCCGACCGGCCCAACGGGCAGCGGAGCGACTCCCGGAGGATCAAATACCAACGTTCAATTCAACAACTCTGGCGCTTTTGGGGGCTCAAATAATTTTGTCTGGAATGGCACGAATGTCGGCATAGGGCTTTCTTCCCCATCCTACAAACTTCACACCTATGGCAGCGGAATTTCTGGCGGGATATTTATTGAGGACTCTGATCCTAATAGTGCTAGCCCCGTTCTTGTTGTCAGAGGCAATCGACTCGACAACAACAACAGCCAGAGTTTTAGTGGCGGCGTGGTTTTAGAGCATTTCAACTCTAGCGGAAACGGCTTAGTCACTGACAACACGCTAGGAACCATCTACTTTGGCGGGAATTACAGCTCTACTCAATTCACTTACACAGCAAGCATTTCTGCTGTAGCAGAGGCTAATTGGTCGACAACAAGCAATGCCTCGACAGGGATTGCGTTTTACACCGGATCGACCGGCAACGCTATCGGCACAGCCAACATTTACTACGGCACAGAGAGAATCAGGATAAGAAGCGACGGCAATGTCGGTATCGGAACCACTGGGAACTCATCAGCAAGACTTTTCGTAAAAGGCGCGAATACATCCTCATCAAGTTATTCTCTTTATTGCGAGCCTGCCGGAGCTGCTCCGACCTTTTATGTTGCGAATGATGGTGTTGTTTGTACTGGCGCTGAAATTGGCTCACCTTACAACAACACGACTTCCAATGCAGCAAATGTTTATGTTGCATCCAACGGCATACTTTACAGATCAACATCCTCACTCAAGTACAAGCAAGACATTCAGTCCGCCACATTTGGCTTGCAGGATGTTCTTAATCTGAGGCCGGTTACCTTCGCGCAAAAGAACGATCCTTCTGGCAATCGTTTCGCGGGATTGATAGCCGAGGAAGTACATGCCGCTGGCCTTACGGAATTTGTGCAGTATCACGAAGGGCAACCAGATGCACTGCATTATGCAAATATGGTTGCGCTCTGCATAAAAGCGATTCAAGAGCTAACAAAACGCATAGAGGAGCTCGAAAAGAATGCTTGATTGGACAATCCAAAAGATGGAAGTGAAGCCGCAGGAAGGCTCTTATACGGATGTCGTTGTAACGGCTTACTGGTGTTGCTCTGCAAGCGATCAGGGGTTTGTTGCAAATCAATACGGCTCGGCTTTATTCCCTGCTCCTACTTCGTCATTCACACCTTATCCCGACCTCACTCAAGAACAAGTCTTAGGATGGGTTTGGCAAACAATTAACAAAGCTCAAGTCGAGGAAGAAGTTGAGAGACAGTTAAATCAACAGATCAATCCTCCTCTTGTCCCACTACCGCTGCCGTGGTAAAGTAAAAAAAACACGACAGCCCATCGTTCTGCTGGGAGTGCCTAGCGAACGTCACTTACCGAGTAGAGGGAAACGTGGCCGTCTTTTCAAAAAACACCCTGACGCAGGTCAGTGGTTTCGACAATCAAATCATTGCAGGTGAACTGGTTTACAACCAGCGGACATATTGGAATCTCACTCTCAATAACTCCGACGGCACACCTAGAAATCTATTCGGCTCTACGGTTACGAGCCAGATCATACGGCG